GTCAGCGTCAGCGGCAACGTGCCGCGTCTTGCCGACGTGATGGAGCTGGACCAGTGGGGCGTACCGGACCGCATCAAGGTCATCATCGTGCAGGGGCGCCATCCCGACGAGGGGCCCAAGAAGGACGACAGCCGGAGCAGCTGGCTATTTGATGCCGTGTGCGGCATGGTGCGCTGCGATGTCCCGGACGAGGTGATCTACAGCGTCATCACGGATCCGGATTTCGGCATCAGCGAGAGCGTCCTCGACAAGGGCAGCAACAGCCACAAGTATGCCCTCAAGCAGATTACGAGTGCCAAGGAGTTCGCCATTGATCCCGTCTTGCGGGAGTTCAATGAGCGATACGCAGTGGTTCGCAACATTGGCGGACGCTGTCGCGTGGTGGAGGAGCAGCTGGATACAGTTCTCAACAGAAGCAGCCTCACCATGATGGACTTCACCAACTTCAAGCATGGTCACATGAACAGGAAGGTGAGTCTGGGTCTGGACAGCAAGGGCAACGAAAAGTTCATGCCTGCCGGTGACTGGTGGCTTCAGCATCCGCAGCGTCGTCAATACGATCGTGTCATCTTCAGCCCAGGGAGGGACGCTCACGGCTGCTATAATCTCTGGAAGGGCTTCAGCTGCGAAGCACGACCCGGCGATTGTAGCCTTTTCATTGAGCACGTACGACAGAACGTTTGCCGTGGCGAGGAAGAGCACTTCAACTACCTGATGGGGTGGATGGCACGCCTGATCCAGCACCCTGATACGCCGGGTCAGGTAGCTGTGGTCATGCGTGGAAGGCAGGGCACTGGGAAGAGCTTCTTCGCCGCCCAACTAGGCTCCCTACTTGGGCGCCACTATCTTCAGGTCAGCAACCCCAGCTATCTGGTAGGAAACTTCAACAACCATCTTCGAGACGCGGTTCTTATCTTCAGCGACGAGGCCTTCTTCGCAGGAGACAAGAAGCACGAATCAGTTCTGAAGACTCTCATCACGGAGGAGATCATCGCCATTGAGGCCAAAGGAGTCGATGTAGAAACGGCTCCCAACTATGCTCACGTCATTCTGGCCTCCAATAACGCATGGGTCGTGCCGGCCGGTAGCGACGAAAGACGCTTCTTCGTTCTCGATGTCGGAGATGATCACAAGCAGGACAGCGCATACTTTGGAGCTATCGCAAAGCAGATGGCAGAAGGTGGTAGAGAAGCTCTGCTGCATCAGCTGCTCAACTACGACCTGAGCGATTTCAACGTTCGCTCCGTTCCAAAGACTGCAGCTTTGCAAGACCAGAAGTCGTTCAGTCTGCATCCGGACGAGGCGTGGTGGTTCCGCAAGCTGACAGAGGGCCGCATCCTGCACTATGCCAGCGGGGAAGACTGGCCGCGCATTGTACTGCGAAACGATCTCTTCGATGATCATCTCAAGTTCATGCAGGAGCACCGCGTTAGCCGTCCAAGCTATCCCCACCTCGTTGGTCAGTTCTTGCGCCGTGTATGCCCCACAATGCCGTCCAAGCAGACCCAGGTGCGGAGAGGAGAACATCGGGTCAGCGCCTACGTGTTTCCCTCTCTAGCAGAATGTCGCGCTGACTGGGAGCGCCTGTACGGACCGGTGGAATGGGATGAGGGAACTCCGACCGTGATTGATGAGGCAGAGTCAGAAGTCCCCTTCTAGAAAAAACTGTGCCACCTTTCTCTGCCCCGTGGCACCATAGAAACGAGGCCCCATGAGCACCATTGACAAAGTCGCCCTCTTTCAGCAGGCATTTGGGCTCACAACCCAAGCCGAGAAGACCTCCACCCCGTATCTCCCGGAAGTAGGGGATGACGTCAAGGATTCGTTGGTCAGGATCCGGAACCAGCTGCAGGACGCCGCAACGTATTGCATGCAGGCTGCCTCAGACTTGCGTACGGTGGGCCGCAAGGACGAAGCCCTCCTGATGCTTCGGCTCCAATTGATGACAGAGGAGCTGGGTGAAGTGACGGCAGCCATGGTCAACGGGGACCTCTCCAATCTGGCCCACGAGCTGGCAGATCTAGACTACGTGCTGCAGGGAACCATCCTTTCCCTGGGCTTGGGTCTGATCCACGGACGCGTCGTGGACGAAATCCACCGAGCCAACATGTCCAAGCTGGGCCCGGACGGTCGCCCCATTCTTAATCCGGCAGGACGCGTCATCAAGAGTGAAAACTTCAAACCGGCCAACGTCGGACCAATCGTCAGAGGAGAGCCCAGTGAGTGAAGAAACCCTCAAGGCTCACGGCTGGATGTGCAGCTACCGTGCGACAGCCACGGAGAGTCGCACTCGGATCCTGTTCTACTTTCCTCCTGTCGTGCACGAAAAGATCAAGGAGTTGGGAGTGGAGCGTTACGACTGGAAACGCTTCATGAATGGTCAGTACAAACTGGTTCCCTCCAACGCAGGGGCAAGAATCTTTTTCCAGAAGCAGAATCACTATGTAGCCTTCTATCCGCCGATGGAGGTTTCCGAGAAGACGGGCTTCTTCGGGCGGAGCAAATGCAAAATGAGTATGGACACGGCTACGGGCGAGATCACGGTGGAGCCTCCTTCAGAAAAGGATCGCAATCCTATCATTCAGAGATCATACAGGGGAAAGAAAGCTCGCAAGGTGATGGCAGAGGTCATTCCGGCAGGAGAGGTCGTTCAGCTGAAGCAGGTCGGCTCGACCGAGTTCGTAGTCACTGGCAAAGCCGAGCAGCAGGACGCGCTCCTGATGATGGAGATCGACGGCGATACTCGCAAAGCCTGGATTCTGCCGCCGCATGCGCAAGAGACGATGAACAAGCTCTTCAAGAAGTACGAACTGGAGATCTGACACACCATGGACCTCTCTTCTTTCGTTCGAGGACTGGCTCGCAGCATGGGATTTGGCACCGGCCACATGGGCCATTCCCGTTCCAAACGATCCCAGACCATGTCGGGACGCGTCTACGGTCTGCGCGACATCAGTCCCGACAAGTATGGTCGCATCAAAGGAACGGAGACGGTGGTCAAGGCCAGCACCGTGGCCGGCTGGGCCGAGCGCAATGCTCTCGCAGCTGTAGACCGACAGACTCCCAGCAAGGCCCAGCTGGACCACGAGCGTCGCTACAAGATGCTCAAGCGCAAGCGGGCAGCTCGCCGCCGTACGAGGATGGCCTACCTGCGTGAACGAGAGCGCCTGAAGAGAGAAGGTATCATCTGATGGGCCACTACTGGTCAGAAGTGGCGTCAGAAAAGACGAAGATCGTTCACTGTATGAACTGCGGTGAAGCGCGGGAAGTGTCAGTGGATTCCTTCTACAATCATTCAGAATCTTCCTGTATTCGACACCTCAAGAGTCGCATCGATGCCTTGGAGAAGGCCATCCATGCGTTGGAGGACCCGCAATGAGCGATCATCGTCGCTATGATCACCTGGAGCGTGTGGGGCATCCCGAGGTGGAGGGCTTGGACGTTGGCACGGTCTACGTCTTCCCCAAGCTGGACGGCGCCAACGCCAGCATCTGGCTCAGTGAGGGGGAACTCTGCTGCGGAAGTCGCAACCTCGTCCTGACAGAAGAAAACGGCCTCATGGGCTTCCGCGAATGGGTGGCATCAAACGCGGATGCTCTCTACGAGTTTCTGCGCTCGTATCCTAGCGGCACCCGCATCTACGGAGAATGGATGGTGCCACATACCCTGAAGACCTATCGCGACGATGTATGGCGTCGCTTCTGGGTCTTTGATCTGTGGAATCCAGAGCGGCAGCGATACCATCACTTCGAAGAATACAGTGACATCACAGACTTCGTCGGCCTGGACGTAGTGGAACCGCTGTCCATCGTCAAGAACCCCACGGAAGAGACCCTTCTCAAGATCCTCAATTCCAATACCTACCTGATCCAAGATGGCCAAGGTCTGGGGGAAGGCATCGTCCTCAAGAACTACGAATGGATCAACAGCAATGGCCGCCAGCCTTGGGCCAAGATCGTACGGACTGAATTCAAGGAGGAGAATCGAAGAGCCTTTGGCGTTCCGGAACGGGATGGAGGCTTTCAGGTAGAGGCAGCCATCGCGGAAGAGTTTGCCAATCTGACGTTCGTCAACAAGACTCGCGTCAAGATCGAGAACGAAATTCTCGATAAGACTGGGTGGAAGCCGTGGAGCGCCACAGAAGCTGGAATTCGCCTCAGCGTCTTGGCCAGACACCGGAAGGAGATCATCCCCAGGTTGCTCCAGACTGTCTACAGCGACTTGATCGCAGAGGAGTCGTGGCACTTCGTGAAGAAGTACAAGAACCCCACCATCGACTTCAAACGCCTGCAGCAGTTCGTCACGGCCCAGGTGAAGCGTCATGCGGCGGACTTGTTCTGATGGCAGAGTACAGGCCGTTCGATCTCTACAAGAGATTCGATCATCTACACAATAGGCCAACCTGCGTTGGTTCCGGAATGCCAGATATCCGGTGCGAGGATCCTCTGCGATGGTTTAGTGTGGAGCTGGTCATAGACGAGTCGCTTCTTCACATCAAATGCAAGATGAACATCCACCCAGTTGGTAAGGAAGAACGAACCGAAAAAGACACTGTGATGCTGTCACGTTCATTTCCTATCATGGAGATGTCAACTCTCGGTGAGTTTATGCGCAATGACGTGGTGAATATCGTCAGAAGCATGATGCATCAGATGGTGTGTCACGAGGTAGACGAATGGTTTCTGGTCAACGGTCAGCCGATCTTCAATCCTCACAAGTGAATAGCTGCAGAAGATGCGTCTATTTCCGAATTGAGACCGAGAGCTGGGAGATGCCGGATATCTACTGGTACGGATGTCTGGCTCGTCCTTCGATGGCGAATCTTAGTTCGTTTCCTTTCAAGGAGACAACGTGCCAGAAATTCAAGGAGCGAACGAGTTGAATAGACGCCGACAGGAACTGATCGAGACGGCCAAGAACAAGGCCCAGATGACGCGCTGGGGTTTCCGCACCAACTCAACCGCCGATGTGCTGGAGAAGCTGATCAAGGAGGTGGAGCTCCTGGAAGAGGGTCTCAGCACCACAGTTGGGATGCTGCAGAACAAGGGGAAGAAGTTTTGCAAGACCTCCACAGCCGAGCACGCCATGCGTGTACTGGAGGAGTGATGGCTGAGAAAAAGTGCAAACTGTGTGGAAAGCAGCCGGCCGTGGTTCCGGACCGGGAGTCGATGTCTCCGGCTAAGGCTGTGTGCCGTTCCTGCCATGGGAACCGCCTCCTGGGTGATCTGCGAAACATCATGGCTGAAGCCCAGGAGCGCCGCAAGAAGTCATGACCTTCCAGCGTAACGCCGTGCGATGTGCTACGTGCAGCATGGATACGATCATCAGTACCATCACGCTGCAGCGTAGCGATGGCGTTCCCAACGAGGAAACTGCCGCCGTCGTGCTGGAAGAGCTGGCCTCCGGCCGGATTCCGTTCGTATGCAACGACTGCGTCCAGAAGAGGAAGACCGCCAATGGTGCAGACTACCGCCCAATTCTCTCGTCCTGAGCCGTTCCGCCTCCTGGTCACCGGGGGCCGGGACTTCCGCGTGGTGCCGCTCTTCCATGCCGCAATGGATGAGGCCATTTTCATGATGGGCATGCGCCGAAGAGAGATACCCGTGGGTGACGACTTCGCTCTCACGGTATACCACGGCGCTCACGACAGCGGAGCCGACCTTCTGGCCAGCAAGTGGGTGCAGCAACAGGCCAACCCTGCGATCCAGGAAGAGCCCAGGCCAGCCGACTGGGCAGCCCACGGCCGGGCAGCCGGCCCCATGCGGAACGAATCCATGGTGGCCGAAGCTGCGGCGGCAGGGCTGGAGCTTTGCCTTGCCTTCTGGGACGGCCACAGCCCCGGCACCCGTGACTGCCTCACGCGGGTGGCCAAGCGGGGCATCCCGGTCTACGTGGTATCCTATCGGAGATTGACTACATAGGAGTCACGGAAATGCGGTTGGCTGGCCTCATCTTCATCGTAATGTTGGCCGGCTGCACCGCCCCGGCGGCTCCCTGCATGATTGGCTTCGAGATCAGCACCTACGGCGAGCACAGCAACGGTCGCCAGTGGGGCAGCATCGTGACTGGCGGAGTGCAGACCACCGTCCAGTTCAACACCACGGGAGAATGCCGTGCCGGTAGCTGACTACTACATCATCCAGCTGCGAACCGTTCGCTTGACGCATCCTACGCCGAGTGAGATCGACGGCTTCAGCTGCAACTACACCAACGGCAACCCCGCACCGGGAGCAGAGCCCAGGCGGGAGCAGGGCGTCTATGACGTCCACTACGACACGGACTCCGGCATCTTCACTGGCACCCTGGGACTCCACCTCCACCCTGGGCAGGACCCCAACGGCACCATCCGCTGCAAGGTCTTTCGCTACGATCCCAGATTCGCCACAGAGGCCGAGCTGACCGAGTGGCTGCTGGGTGGTACGATGCAGGAACCACGAGAGCAGAAAAAGATCTGGAGCGAGGACAGCAACGCGATTCCCATTGGAACCGTGGAGCCGAACCCCGCCCCAGAACCGAGCCCTGTGCTCTACCTCATGCTCGGGGCACTGCTGCTGACGTGGCTGCGAGTCCGGCGAGGAAGAGCACGCCGAAAGCCATCTGCATCCCGGTAGCAGGTTCCGGCACGGTGATCTGATTCACCAGACCCAGGCCAGCATAGCTGCATCCGGGGTTGAAGTTGTAGGCTTCGGCATAGATACCGTCCAGGACGACCAGCTCTTCCGAGGCTCCCAGGTATCCGAACTCTACGGCGATGTCTGCACCCGTCCTATAGGGAAGATTGAAGCCATCGTTCTGGATGTCCAGCCAGTTGAGAACGAGCTCCTCATTGCAGGTAGCGCACGTTCCGCCGGGAGTGGCGGGATTGATTTCGAAGGTCAGATTTCCCACTCCACTGGGCAGGATGGTATCCGCGCTGCGGAATTCCACGAGCGAGTTGTCGTAGCGAATGTGCCAGAACGTCCCGCAGGCGGGAGGAGCCGTCTGATCGCTCTCCAGGTAGGCGAAGAAGCTCTGGCCCTGCAGCGGAAACGCTCCCTGGAAGGTTCCGGGACAGTTGTCCGCTTCCCAACACAGCTGCGGCAGAATGATGGGGGCGGCATCGAGATTGGCCCAGGCGGGGGTGGAGAAAAGAAGCACGAACAGCAGAACCAGAAGCCGAAGATTCATGATTGATCCCTTTCTTGTTTAGAATCTAGTCATCCAAGCTGAAGAGAAACCAGAACACAAGCGTCGTCCCCAACCACCCGAACAAGGCCCAAGAGGGCCACGTTCCGAATCGTTCGTAGAACGGAACGACGACGTAGTGAACGAAGAGATAAACAGCAACACAGAGAAGAACCACTGCAGAGCTGAACATGGCTGCCATGCGGAGTGCGAAGAAGTTCACGTCAGTTCTCCCGTCTCGTAGGTGTCGCTGAAGAAGGACCAGAACCCCATGGTGGGACTGGAAGAGAAGATCATGTTGCCGGACTGGGGGAACTTCTGCTCTTCGTCCGGATTGAGGAAGACCCGGTTGGCCGTGAGGAACTCCAGCCGACCGTCCTCCAAGAGGATTCGGTAGTGCCCTGCAGTCTTCTCCTGCAGGATGGCCCGCTTGGGTTCCTTGCTCTTGTAGCCGCGCACTTCTCGCGGTCGGTTGCGCTTCTTATCGATGATGCTCTCTGCCAGCAGATCCAGCAGCAGGAAGGCCCTCGTGGGATTGCCCTTGCGATAGGCTTCCACGGCCTCGGCCACGCGGCCCGTGATGCGGTCCAGCTCGGCCTGGAGATCTCGCTTGTCGTCCATGGAGATCCGGTATAGCCCGATGAGGGTTTCCTTGCTCTCTCCCTGAAGAACGTGGTCCAGAAGATCAGACATTGGTGATTCCTTTCTCGTATCTGGAGAGGCAGGTGGTACAGGCCTCCTCTTTGAGGATGGGAGGCTTCTCCAGCAACGCTCCCGTGAACATCCATTGGCGGCACGCGGCCATGCCATTGATGAAGTAGTGCTCTTTCCGCGCCTGAAGAGGCAAGCCCCACCCCTTGATAACAGGCATCTTCCCAATGGGCTTGCTCATGCTATCAGTCTCCTTCTTTCTCTCGCTCTACGGCAAGCTCGATCAGGTCTTCGCGTACGAGGTCGAGCGTCTTTTCTAAGGCTGCCGATACTTCCGGCGGCAGCTCTTTCTTGTCCAGACGGAACTCCCACCCCTCTTCGCACGTGACAAGGAAGAGGTCGTACTTGGCGACCTCCACGACAGGATTGTAGGTACCGTCGTCCTCACGATCGTGATAGACGTCAACGTCCACCAGCGAGATCATGAAACTGTGGTCGTTAACTGTGAAGCCGTACTCGTGACCGCGAGTGAGGGTTTCCATGGCTATAGGTATCGGCAGGTAGAGGGGAAAACTTTAGGGATTTTCCTGCACTGGTCGAAAATAATCCATGCACTCTTCCACCGTCATATCTTCCGGTGCGATTTCCAAGCACATGGAACGCAACTGCTGGTTGCTCTTGGCCGTGCTGTAGATGCGGCTCGTACCAAGCACGATGCCCCACCATATCAACAGGCTGAGGACCAGAACTACGAGGAGGGCAGACGGCTCGGATTCAGGCTCACCCATTTCTCATCTCCCGATCGAACGATTTCTTCCTGCGTGCTGGGTTCCATGTGGTACAGCACGATCATGATGTACTGGCAGCGGTCCATGTCGTGAGGCATGGTCTTCTTGCAGATAACTCGCGTGAACCGCATCACCCGATCGATCTCTGCCGTATGAGCAACGGCCCAACCGGCAAAGAAGATCAGCAGACAGAGGGCAACACGCAGGATCCAGAGGAGAGCTCGCTTCATACCTGTTCCACTCCCAGCGTCACGCTGCTGACGGGACGCCCTGCGTGAATGATGACCTGACCTTCCACGCAGCTCTGTAGGCGCATGGCCTCCACCTCTACGCCGAATCCCTTGAGGGCATTGGCCGCCTCGCGAGTGAGCTTGTGCTCCATGGCGGCGCGTCCCGATTGGATCTGCTCCAACGTGCTGTCCATGATGGCCTTGCGCAGACCCCACATGGCCATCTCCGCTAGGTTCTTGTCGGCGTCGAAGTTCTCCACGAGGAACTTGTGCAGATCGCTGATGCTGTAGATCAAGACGCCATCGGCCACGACGGTCTTCCCATCTTTGGTGATGATCATCTGATTCTCCAATCCCATCACCTGTCTCACCACTGGGTAGATATCGATCTCTGTCGTCACGGGCCACCACACGTGAAGGCCGGGTCCAATCTCCACTGTGTGGTCCCTCACAAACTTGACGCCCCGTTCGGTGGCCCGAACCAACTGCAGGCGTGGGACCAGCAGTGCCAGATAGCGAATGAGGTCACCGATCCAGCCGAGTGCAGCATCCATGAGGGAAGCATAGCAGCCCTCTTCTCACCGATAGATGCACACCTGCAGGGCCAGCATGCCCAGGCTGAGGGCCAGCAGCAATCCGGTGAGAACCGCGTTCTCGATCTTCTTCCAGTCCATCAACCTTTCTCCTCTGCAGCAAGGGCTGCCTTCACGACGGGATCTTCGTACAGGGCCCCAGTTGCAGCTCCCCAGTCGCGCTGCTTCATCAGGAGACGGATCATCTGGTATGCACGACCGAGATCACCACGCAGCCGCCAGATCTCTTTGGACTTGTCGTCGCAGTAGCGGTTCTGGTCGTCGCAGGTGCGATAGGCTTTCTCGCTCATCGTTGGGCCTCTTCCACGCGCCGCTGCACGGCCTGTCGCATCTGCTCCTGAGAACGGGAGGGAAGCGGTGGCAGACCAATGCTCTTGTGAGCACAGGCAAAGCAGCGCCACGCCCTCTCCACGAAGAGCCAGCTGTGCACGCACCACCGTCCGCATTTGTGGCAGCGGGCCGTCTTCTCAGTCTCGGTCAGCATCCTGCAGCTCCTTCTTGGCCAGACGGCGATCGCGTTTGTGAAAACGTCTGCGAATCCTCTTCTTGATGCCCTCGTGCCAGTGCAACCATCTTCGCCAGTTGCGGCTGAATGCGTCGTGCTCGTCTCCGCTCCTGCTGGGAGGCTTGCTCTTGCGTCCCTGATAGCTCATTCCTCGCTCCTGCGGATGGCTTCATCCAGAGCGAGACGAAGCGTCGGGAACGCAGGCGACTGGCTATAGTGCACCATGCGCGGGACAAGACGATCATCCAGCGACCAGCCGCAATTTCTCATAACGGCCAGCATCTGGAGGAAGTCAATTCTGATAGCGTCTTTCGCCCTCTCTTCGTTGATAGCTTTGCTGAGCTCCAGAGCATCCCGAATCTCTCGCTGATTCATGGTGTGGGCCTCAATACAACCTGCGCAGGCTGTGGGACAAGGATTGGTCTGGCTGAACTGACAGAGCCTGTTCATGAGTTTCTCCCCAGGCCCCCACCTGCACGTCGCTGGTTTTCCAGATCGAAGTACTCGTCCGCCTCTGGAGTCTTCGGGATCCCTATGTAGCGGAACTCCTGCATGCTCACGATCAGGGTCTTCAACTCCTGTCCCAGCTTGCTCTTGCGAAACTCCACCACCTCGTTCCAGCTCAGAAGCACTGGGCAGAACCTGAACCAGTGGCCCGGTCTCGCTCCCTGGGTTCGACAGAGCAGAACATAAGAAGGAGACTCCGGATTCTCCAGACATCGCTGCTCTGTCAGAGTCATTTCGGTTCGCTCTTTCATCAGTGAACCACGGTCTCGTCGAGGTACTCTTGGATGATGGCGTCCACCGCATTCACATAGGCATAGGGATTGATGACCAGATTGGAGGCCGACTTGCCCAGGGCGAGCGCCAGTATGAAGGCCTCTTCGGGGGAGAGACCCTTTCCCCGTATGAAGCTGAGGGCCAGCCTCCCGACGTGGTCATCCATTGGTTGGTCGCCACCGAGGAAGACGATCAGCTCTTGGAGGAGATCTGAGATGTACTGAATGCGCTCTTCTCGCTTCTCTTCACTCATGGGTGTACGCGACCTCCCCCTTGCCGGACCCGAACCGGAAGTCGGCCACCGCTTCCACCTGGGTCTGGTAGAGTGCCAGCTGGAACATCGTGCTGACGACCTTCTTGTCATCTGCCTCGAAGCCCACGAACTCGCAGAACTCGCTCTTCGTCCAGGAGAGGTAGAAACCTCCCTCGGCCAGAGTATAGGCTGGCGTCCAGTCGCGGAAGTGAATCTGCTCCAGGAGAGCGTGGAGCCGCGGCGTCGTCATGATCTTCTGGTTAGACACTGTTGGACCACCTTTCTACGAGCAGACGGTAGCAGTCCACCATCTCGCTCTGGAACCCTTCCTCTTCGTATCGCTTGAGGAGCAGCTCCCAGTACCCCAGGCGCGGGCGGAGATGGCATCGGCGTTCGAAGCTCGCTCCCGCTTGGCACATCAAGCGATAGCCTCGGCTCCACTGGCCGCTGTGGTAGTGCGCTCCGAACATATAGAGCGCTGCCAGCCGCACGGTCTTGGGATACTGGAGGAGCGTTTTCTTGTTTTCCATGCCACACTATACGGTCTGGAGAGGAGAAAACTTTAGCACTTTTTTCAAGATGCCTGTTTTCTGCTACTCCTTCTCCTCGTAGCCGAGCTCGCGCGCCACGCGAAGGAACTTCCAGTAGATGTCACGCACTTCGATGGGATCACTGTCCAGGTTGGTCGTCTGCTCCATGGATCGAACCCTGTGCTCCACCCATCCGGCCAGCGCACTGGTGCGACCGAGCAGATTCTGAAGACTGCCGTAGTCCTCCAGGATCTCGGCCGTCAGATGGCGGCGACGATCCGCCTCGGAGCGATCCATCTCGTCATGGGTGGCGAAGAACGCCTCGTTATTGCCGCGGCTGCGACCCACCCGCTTGATGCGGCCCGCGTCCTCCAGACGGGTGACGCTGCCTCGCAACTGACTGATGCTGTACTTGCCGGCGAACTGGCCGTGCAGCTGGTTGACGGACATCATGGCAGGGCTGCCGCTTTCCAGTCGCCGCTTGAAGCCGCCGATCTCGTAGTCGGGCCGCTGCTGGAGCAGGATGCGCCAGTCATCCAGGAGGGTGTAGACCTCCTCATCCATGAGGCGGACCTTGTCCATATCAACCTTCGCCATCTCGTCTCTCCTCTTTTCCCCAGTCTTCCACCCGGCGGACCGGCCATGTCTTCATCTCGGTCATCTGCATCAGCTCTTTCACCTGGAGCAGAGCCGCTGCCACGTTGCTGGGAAGAGCATCTTCGTGCTGCTCCAACAGGCCAACCAGATCCTCCACGGCAGCCCGCTCTTTCCTCATGTGGCGCCGCTGGCTCGCTTCCCTGTCCCACTGGGTTGGAGGACGCTTGGCCTTGCGCTCTGCCTGCCTCTTCGGACTGTGCATCAGGCAGTAACCGTCTTCGCTCTTGATGGGTCTTCCACACGGGGAGAAGTTCCACCCATTGTCGCGGCTCACCCTCTCCGGACAGGTCTTCGTGTCACTCACGGCTCTTCTCCATGAAGCGAGGAGGCTTTGCCCATTCAGAAGGATGGCTGTCGGCAGAGTCCCATGCGAAGTGCAGCTCCATCTCGCCCTCATCGTTGATGATAGGAGCTCCTACTACCAGAGAGCAGTTCTCCGGAAGTAGAAGGCCACCCTCTTCTTGGAGAACTTCCAGCAGCTTGGAGCGGCTGATGTAGACCACCCCCTCCCCCTGAGAGATCCCCCTACCCATACACGATGTCTCCGAAGGCTGCACACTGCAGCAGAACGTCTCCCGTGATGGCGTCGGAGTTTTCCTCCAGGATGTCCGCCCAGTGGTGGGGGTAGCGCTCCTGCAGAATCCTGACGCCTCGATCCAGCGCCACGTCGCTGAGGGCCAGCGGGATGCCGGCCCGCTCTTCGGGCAGATCACACATGCGATCCGTGATGACGATATGGCGGAAGGCATTGGGCATGACAGCCGAGGCGGCGCGCCATGCCTTCTCCCAGTCGCCCTCCACCTGGAAGGAGGAGTAGCTGCCACCCTCCAAGCCGCTGATGACCGCGTCGTAGATGCGGCGACGATTGTTGGCGTTCATGGTGTGTTCCTCCGTTGCCCCATACTTAACGGCACGGGGAGGGGGAAACTTTAGCGTTTTCGCTCGCCCAGGGCAGAACGCATTCTATCTGCCATTGCGAGCAGGTTGGTCGGCGTCATGGGCTGGTAGAGCTTGTCGTCGGGCTGGTACGGTACATCACCCACGGGGAAGAACGTGCGCGCCTGTGCTGCGGAGACATCCGCCTGCTGGAACGTGACCAGCCATGTGGGGGCGACGGTTGCGATGCTGTGGATGCGATCGGGCTGCAGCTGGTATCCCCCTCCGACCGTGATACGAGTGATGCACTCGGTTTCCAGGTGGCCCGTCAGCTCCTGAACAAACTTGCCGCTCCCCCCATTGAGGGGCGTCTCATAGTTGCACAGAACATGCGTCACCCCCTCGGGATGCCGGCTCCACCAGTCGTATTCGTAGTGATACATCTCACCGGCAAGAAGGGTCTGCGCAAACGGATAGAGATGGCTGTGCGGCGCAACCAGGAGTTTCCCCTCGGTATTGGGCAACTCATAGATCTTGAGCACTGCTCCCGGCTGCATGACGACGCATGCGTAGTTCACGCCCATGGCGTGGAAGTTGCTGTAGCTGTGCTGCAGATTTGCCTGCGCGCACATGTCGCCCCACTTCATGCGGCCTCCTCTTCTGCCTCGGGCTCTTCTGCCGTGCGGCTGCGCCCGCTGGCTCGCAGAATCAGGTCCACCGCCTTCTGCGCCTCGCTTGCCGCTTTGACGATGAGGTCGGGCTCGCCCTGCAGCTTCTTGCTCCAGTTCTGCAGATAGGCGACGTTGGAGGTGAAGACATCTTCGGTGTGGAAGCCACAGATGCCGGCAAGGAAGGCCGATCCCATCTCGGCCACGAGCTCCTCGCGGCTGTAGAGATGGCTGCCGAACCGGGCATGGTTGGTGACGCCCTCACGAGCCAGTCGCTTGCGATGTCCCGTGCTGTGAGTGAGCTCATGCGCAAGGACTGCCGCATAGTGCTCGATGCTGTGGAACCGATCCTGGTCCGGCATGGTGATGCCGTCCAGCGCGGGGACATAGTAGGCTGCGTTCCCGCCATGCGTGAGGCTGGGCCCGGTCTTCACGTAGGCCTCCACCATCTGCATGAACTCTGCCGTTGCCTCGGTGTGGCTCTTCGGCGGCAGGGCAAGAGCCTCTCGCTCGGCCACCACGCGGCGGTTCTCCTCCAGGCCCTCGGTCTGGTCCACGTTGAAGACCGTCCAGCTGCGCAGCATGGGGATCTTCTGGATCTTCGCGGGGTCCTTGCGGTCTTCGCGCTCCAGGATCTTCCAGAAGGCGACGGGAGTGCCCTTGCTCCCCTTCTTGACCGTGCCTCCCAGCTGGCGGATCTGGTTGTAGGTGGCCCAGTAGCGGCTGGAGTGTCCCCCGCTGCTGAGGAGCAGGCAGTTGATGAATCCCGTGTAGGCTCGGCCGCTGGCCAGATTGGCCGGAGCGCTGCTGGCCAAGGCCCAGGGGCGGCGCCACGGGATCTCGCCTTGCTGCAGGCGCGCTACCAGCGCCTCGGTGACCTTGTCGTACGCGGTCTTCTTGTCGGCCATGGGTGCCTCCGTTCTGATGGCCTACTATACGGCACGATGCGAAGAAAACTTTAGCGATTTCCTTCCACTGCCTGCAAGATGCCTTCGCTCTGCAGGAGTCCCGTTCCCAGGCTCTGCACCAAACCTGCGCACGGGTCCACCACCCAGATGCGTTCGCCGCGGCTGCCCTGGGCCTCTCCGACGATGCCATGGTGCGCGGGATACTGACGCAGCATGTGCTGAGCCGCCCGCTTGTGGTTCTCCTCCGCGGAGAGCTCGTCCAGCCACGGGATGCGGATGCGCTTGCGCGTGAGAACATGCGTGGCGCTAACGCGGCTGCCATGGCGATCACTGGGGCTGCAGTAGCGCGTGCGAATGAGGTAGAAGTGACGCATGTTTTCTAGTCCTCCTGCCTGTGTAGGGTACCGTCGGTGAAGGAGGCATAGCGCAGCCTGGAATCCAGGATCGCGAAGCTGCATTCCACGGTTTCGCGGTCTTCGGCCGCGCTGGTCAGGATGTCCCGTGCCAGTTCCGACGCATGGACGAAGCCGATGGCTTGCACTTGGAACTCACCAACCTGTCGCGTAACGTGCCAGTTGACCGAATTCCGGAACGAGACCGTAGCGCACCGGATCGTGTAGGTTTGCTCTGCCATTTGTTTGGTTCTCCGTTCGTTGCCCCATACTTAACGGCAGGTTGAACAGAAAACTTTAGTCAGAATCCTCTTCTATACGCATGTTGCCGCTCTTCTGCGTATTGCGCTGGAACTGCACCACTGCTGCGCGTGCCTCTTCGTAGGTGGGCCAGCTACGCGTCCGGCACCACGGGAAGAACCCGGGACCCACCCGCTGGACCTTGGTCACCTCTTCGGAGGTGAGGGGTCCGCCCCGCTCTGCGTGGTAGAAGGCGAGCTCACTGGGCACACGCCCGACCACGATGTAGCGCCCTGAGGGCGTGCGCAGAATCTGCCGCTTCATGATGCTGACTCCTCTTTTCTGCGCACGCCCCAGGGGACGGGTCTACTCCTCTGCGGCCGTCACGACCTCGTGCACGCTGTCGGCGTGGAAGGTGCCGCCCTCGATCTTGTCCATCTGCTCGGCGATGGTGAGGGCCAGCGTCACGACCTCGGGGTCGGGGCGGTTCTTGGCGAAGCTGATGTGCTCCTTGAGGACCGTGAGGGCCTTGCCCGCATTGCGGTAGAAGAACTTGACGGTCTTGGGGCGGCGGATCTTGAGCAGGCGCTCGGTCTTCTCGTTCGGGGTCTCGATCGTCTCGGCCATGTTGGTGGCCTCCTCTCGTTTGGTGCCATACTTAACGGCACGTTGGGTGGAAAACTTTAGCGGTTTTTTCAACCTGCCTTGATGTTGCGCTCGCGCGCCCTGTGCTTGAGCCACTCCTCCACGAGGCGCTCCAGCGCACCCTCGTGCACGCGGACGCTGAAGGCGACGTCCTCGTCCTTGTCGCGGAAAACCAGCTTGACCCGGTTGCGATGGCCGAAGGTGACCTCCACCTCGTCCAGAAGTCCGTTGCGGACACTGTCCTCGTTGGCTTCGTCCAGGTCGTATTCGCCCAGGTAGTCGGGGCGCGTGTCCTTGCGGTCGATCGTGGCCATGTTGATGGGCCTCCTCTTGCGTTGCCCCTTACTTAACGGCAGGTTGGGGCAAAAACTTTAGCGGTTTTCGTGGGGGATCTTCACCAACGCATCCCCATGCTGAACGTGACGCTATTGCTGGTCACTTGCAGGCCCACGTTGCAGCCTGCGAAGACCACTGCCATGACGCAGAGGACCAGCAGAATCTTCTTCATCGCTCTTCTGCCTCCAGTCTGCGCAGGAAGCGCTCGTGGGTGCGGCGAGCAAACTGCAGGCGCGTCATACGGGGACCGTCCTGCGCCTCCATTGCCGCAACCTCCAGGTCCCACAGGGCTGCCAACCAGTTGCGTGCGGTCTGCTGCATTCGGGTCACGAGGGGTTCTCCTCCAGGCGTTGCTCCAGTTGCCGGGTCTCCAGCTGGAGCTCATCCACTCGGTCGAGAATCTCTTCGGCAGGCGTGCCGCTAGACACGAGATCCAGAATCTCTTCGGCCAAGTTGAAGACCACTCTCGCTCTTCGCTGAAGCTCTTCGGGGGTGGTGGCCATGGCGCTAGGAGTCCAGACGCTGGAAGCCCAGGCTGCGCAACACGCGGTCCAGGGTGGGGACGTCGTTGGGGAGGCGATTGCTGTGCATGAGGGCCAGCTTGCCAAGAAGCTGCGCCTTGGGGCTGGGGTCTCCCCCGACGGTCTCCTCTTCGGCGAACCACTGCGCCTCTTCGGACCCGTCTGCGTTGCTCCAGAACACGCCCACTCCCTGGGTGTCCACCACCACGATGGCGCCGCCTCCCTCCTCCTGGTCGGTGTCGCTCGTGGCGATGAGGGGGTTGCCAGCGGCGCCGGCAAAGCCCATCCAGTCGGTGGGGCTGAAGGGTCGCAGTTCCAGGTTCATGGCAGGTTCTCCTCTTGCGTTGCCCCATACTTAACGGCAGGTTGGGGCAAAAACTTTAGCGGTTTATTGGATGTGCGTTCTACTTGCCTGTTAGGCACACACCACGATGACGCCCGTCAGCGCGTGCTCACGCGCCCACTGCAGGGCGGCGCGGCGCGCCTCGCTGTAGAGAATCCACCCGCGGCTGACGTAGAACGGGTTCTCGTCCCCGTCCATGGCAAAGGCCCACCGTCCTCGGCCGCGGGGCTTGCGTCCGTGGGCCAGCTGGTAATGCGTGTCGTCTACTTGGAGGCGGAGCGGCATGGTGAGGTCTCCTTTTGCGTTGCCCCATACTTAACGGCACGCAGCTGGGAAAACTTTAGCGGTTTGGTTAGCCTCTGTGGATCTTGCGCAGAAGCTGCGCGTCCGGGTTCTCCGCCACAATGGCCCACTCGTCGCTGTCCAGCCACCCGCTTTCCGTATAGGTTAGGCTGTCGCAGTCCCAGGGATCGTCCTCCGGGGCGAGACCCAGGTCCTCCGCGGTGGAGCCGAGGGGTTGCACATGGCCTGCGCCCATGGGCGTCTCACGCAGAAAAGAAGCAGCCTCCTCCAAGGCATCCTCCAGACTGCGGGCATAGACCAGGACGTAGGTGCAGCCTACGCAGCCAAACCGCAACAGAAAGGAGTTGCGGTAGAACCGCCGCTCGGTGGGGTTGGCCACGTGAATTGCGTTGCCGCTGCGCATGGGTTGCCCATCGTGGTAGCGGCCCACCACGGGAGCTTCTGCTGTGACGTTGCGCATCTAGAGGATCTCCGTGGCCAGACTGGCCAGATGGGCGCGCAGTTCGCGGAGGCGATCCTCCAGCGTCTCCACCCCGTTGAGGCACTCCTGCAGCGTCTCCGGGGCCAGCGGACCACCATAGGCAAGCTCTTCGGCAAGGAGCTCGGCCTCTTCGCGCAGGCCCTCGGCAGCTGCCCAGGCGCGCCCCTGGGTCTTGGACTCTTTGCTCATGATGGTCTCCTCTTCTGTGAGGCTCTTCGGTCAGCGGGGACAGAAACTTTAGGCTCTTCGGACTAATTGCCTGCTACATGCCGTCGCCGGCGGCAACCCAGACCGCCCGCATCCGCGTCAGCTCTGCGTCCTGCAGTTCCTCGGCAGACCATGCGCCACACTCAAGCAAGGCAGCGGCAAGAAGGTCGTGTCCCAGGGCGTCCAGCTGCGCGGCAACGGCAGGCTGCGCAGCCCAGTAGCGGGCAGCGGGCTCGGCCTCCCCAGGGCGCGTCAGGTCGGCAACGGCCTCTTCTGGCAGGGAGATGCAGATTCCACGCAAACCATCAAGGCAGCACTCTTTCATGACTCTTTTGCCTTTCTTCTGCTAGCATAGCGCGAGGTCGCGCGCCACTTGCCGCATCCCGTTGCGCACGCACCAGTCTGCCGCCTGATTGCTGGTCAGTTGCCGCAGCTCCACGCTGTACTTGCGTCCACACGGGCAGGCAGAACTGAGGCATCCCTTGCGTCGGCATGCCCGCGGGCGCCTGTAGATCTCCAGGAAGAGCTCCCCCTGGGCATTCACCTGCAGGCTTTCTGCGTCTCCGTCGCTCATCACTCGCGCTACGGTCTGCATGTTGGTTGCTCCTATTCTGCCCTAGTCCTCTTCAGCGCAGTGGCCGAAGTCTGCCAGCTGCTCGCTAGTGAATTGCACCTCTTCTACGTCACCAGTGTCTACGTAGCAGAGCAGGTGCAGGTCGTCCTCTTGCCGGTGAACTGCCGCCCACACGCCATTGACCCACGGGTCGGGATAGAATGCGTATTGCTCGCACGCCATCTGCAGGTCATCTGCGTATTCAATGCCTTCGTCTACTAGCAGCTGGGCTGCCTTCATTCTGCCGCTCACGTTACCACCCCCCGCAGGCGAGCACGTAGGTCATGCACGCATGGTGCAGGTCTTCTGCCTCAGAGAGATCACCGGCAACATCCATGCAGGCGGACTGCAGCCACGCGTCGGGGTGGCGCTCGCGCAGAGCACGCGCAACCAGATCCTCTACGTCATAGTTGCTGGTCTTCTGCAGGGTATTTGCCTGTTGGACTAACTGCATTTCTTTCGCAGTCATTCTGCCTACTCCTTGCGGGTTCTCTTAAACCGGCACCCTGGGTGCAAGTTCAAGGCAGCCCGCAGGCTGCGCGCGTTCTACTCCTCGTCTGCCGGTTCGCCCTCCAGGGCCAGCAGCTCCTCCACGCAGTTGATGTGCAGAGCCAGCTCGGTGCATTCGTCCAGCAGCTCGTCGGCAATTTCGTGCAGTTCGTAGGCAAATTCGTCCATTGCTTGTTCTCCGCGTATGGGTTGCTAGTTAGAGGCTGAAACCGGCAGCTACGATGTAGACCGCCAGCAGAACGACCAGTGCTTCCATCTTGCGTGCTCCTTGCCTTGCCGGCGCCCCCCGCGCCATGCCCCTACCTACTGCACGCAGCGTGCCAACTCTGCCCAGGGGACCAGGGCACCCGCCCGCGGGCGCAAGGGCTCCGGAGTGCCGCAAATGGGCACCCTTCTCCGCAAATTGCGGCACTTCTCACCTTTTACCCCATGGGCGCAGGCTCCCAGGGCGCGGGTGGGTTGGCACGCTGCGTGCAATAGGTGAGGGCATGAGCAACACCAACCCCGACCTGACCACGGCCCTGAAGCAGCGTGCGGCGCTGATGCAGATGGTGCGCATTGACGCCAGCCTGCGGGGCAAGCTGACTGCGCTGAACCTGCGCATCCGCCAGCTGCAGACGGCCGGCAAGTAAGGAGCAAGGGATGAGACCCACGGTGACGCACGACGAAGGCAATTGGGAGATCCACCTGGAGGGGAAGGAGCAGGCTGTGGTGGTGACCGCCGCAGAGTTGGTGCAGAACCTGTGCAGAGGAGGCATGGACCCCGAGGGTGTGATGCAGTACGCGGGGGAGCGCTTTGCTGAGGCCCTGCGGGCGGACGATGCGCAGCTGGCCGGCAAGTGGAATGCGGTGGTGGTTGCTGCCGCGGAGTTGCTTTGAAAATGCGTGAGGAGCAGACCATGTGCAGCGTGTTGGCAGTTAGCGTGAGCCGCAGAAAGAACGCATTTGGTGAGTGGGTGGTGCGCGCCACGCTGGACGGCGAGCAGGTTGCCACCTACTACACCCCCGAGAGGGATGATGCCCTGGAGACGGCGGAGGCCATGCGCCGCGGGTGGAAGCAGAACCTGGGCGTGCCGCAGCGGCGCCGCGTGTAGAGCCTTGGGTGGCAGGGTGGGTGGCATAGGCTGTGACTTACGCAAGTTGCTAGCCTATGTGCCCGCCGTTGCTGGAGTTTCGCTGTTCGACTTAGGTAACTTAGACATTTCTGCGTTCAAGTTGCGCATGGTGGGAAGACTGCATGCCACTGTTCTGCCGGTGGGATGCCGTTGTTTTACCTAAGTCACTTAAGTAATAAATAAAAAGTAAAGCAATTCCGAACACTTAGACAATTTCTTGCCTAAGCATTAGGGTATGCTGCGCCTAAGCGGCGCCTGTTTTGCCTAAGCGGCTGCCCTGGGCTTGGGGTGGCCCGTTCCCAGGGTGGTCCGCCCTGGGCCCGTTAGCGGACGCTGGCCAGCTGCGCCTGCGCCTGCAGGTTGGCAGTGCCAGTGGCGTGGCCCGTGGGGACCTGGAGGCCCGCGTAGAGCAGACCGGCAACGATGAGGCAGAAGGTGATGAAGAGCTTGGCCATGGGGTTCTCCTTGTATGCTGAGGGGTAATGCACGCAGCGTGCCAAGGCAGCTGGGTGGGTAAAGCCTGAGCCCATGGGGGGAGTGCCGCGTTTCGTTCACTGTGGACGCCAATTTGCGGCTGAGGCAAAATGCACCACCTACGGGGGATGCTGGCGAGTTGTACTGATGCAGAATGCCGCACCTCACCGAAACCGGCAACTTAAGCGCAATTTCTCAGCAAATCCATAGATGCATCCGAACTGCGCATGATCTGCATCAAGGAGCCTGCGGGGGACCTCACCTAAAGGGGATGCACCTCCCATGCACCCGTGTTGCCGGTGAGGCATTCTGCGCCACCTCTGCCTTTCCCCTGCCGCAGTCCCATATGGCAGCAAGCCACAGGCAGGTCGCTCCCCCGCAAGGGTTGCCCCTCCCCTGCCGCAGCCCCCTGTAGCGGCACCCCACATGCAGCCCCCTCAGGTAGCCTACCCCATGGGGCCTCACCCATAGGGGATGCTCATGTATTGCCGCCCCCATGTGTGGCAGCAGCCCCTATGCAGAACATGAGCAAATGGCCCTTTACGCAGAGGGTGTGCAGTATGGGTGCAGGATACGAGTTGCACTCCATTTTCCCTTAAGTTGCACATGAATGAAAATGTGCAGATTCAACGTAGGGGATAGGCAAATAGGGGGATGCGTCACATTTGCTATTAAGTTGCACATGTGTTGCTATAGGCAGATCACATGCAGAGGAGATGCGTTTTTGATGCAATAGAGAAGATGCACAGAAGTTGCACTTAAACTGCGTGCGTCAGAACATAGGCAGATCTGACGCAGATTTATACGGCGAGAGATCCCCCGAGGGGGCCTGAAGAGTCACCTCCTCATCTCGAAGGTCCTCGAAAATTTTTTCAATTTCGTGAGAACCTGAGGCCCTCATAACGTGCCATTGCACTTTCATCACTCACGAAGTAGAGTTCCACGATGGAAGAAGATCTCACCAATTCCACGGCCAAGCACGGCAACCCCAACCAGCTGCGCAGCCGCGACCATGGACTCGTGGCCACCGCCGAGGACTACCTCACCGAGGAGGAAGCCTCCCGCCTTGCCGGCGCCTACGAGGGGGTGATGTCCCGCTCTCACAAATTCACGCCTCGCGCGCAGCAGATCTATCTGGACGAGCTCATCCGCACGGGCGCCGTGGTCAAGAGCTGCGCGGCAGCCGGCGTCTCATACAAATGCGTACGGGACTTCCGCCTCAAGTCTCCCGAATTTCGGGAACAAGTCGAGTTGGCACTGGAATTGCATAGGGATCGCCTCCTGGAAGAGGCCACCCGCCGCGCCGTAGACGGCTGGGACGAACGCCCCGTTGTGGATGACGAGGGCAACATCGTCGGCTATGTGCACAAGTACAGCGACCGGCTGCTGGAGCTGCTGCTCAAGCGGGCGGACCCCAGCTTCCGCGACAACGCAGGCGGACCCCACACCAACCAGCCGGCCGGGGCCTCGGCCCTTGCAGAGCTGGCCACCCTTAGTCCGGAGGCCCGTGACAAGCTGCGCTCCGTTCTGGAGGAGGCCGCCAAGGCCCTGCAGCCCCCCGACCCCGTGACCAATGCCGTAGAAGTGGAGGCCGTAAGTGAAGAGGCTTAGAATCTGGCTCCTGATCCTGCGCCATCGCATCGCTCCATATCTGGACGGTGAAATCAAGCGGCTACGGCAAGAAAATGCGTGGCATCGTCGTGCACGGCAGGAAACCTACGACCGCGCAAAGGACTCCAGCCACAGATTGGAGATCCACCGCCTCAATACGGCGCTGGCCAAGGCCAACAAACGCCTGCGCATACAGCATGCCACCCTGAGCACGTACAGGCGAGCTCAGGTCCACGAAATGGATGTGCTGCACGAGATGGAAAACGAACTTTCCCGCGTGCGGACCCAACTAGCAGCTGTGACCAGCGAGCGCGACACCGAGCGCGAGTTGAAGGAAATCTGGCTGAGTTCCTACACCTCAGCAATGGAACGCATTCGTAAACTAAAGGAATAAAGGAGATCGTCAGTGCTCACGTCAGAAGAGATCGCCAACCGTGTTCGGTACCACGCGCCCAGCCCTGCCGGAGTGGAACGCCACCGCCGCCTGAGCGAAGCCGCGGCAGCCTTTCTCCACGTCATCGAGGAGATCGTGCCCTCTGGGCGTGAGAAGTCGCTCGCCATCACCAACGTAGAACAAGCCAAGATGTGGGCCAGCGCAGGCGTTGCCCGCAATCCGGAGACCGTGTGAGCGTTCACGCCTCGACCATGGAGAAGACGCTGGCCAAGGCGGTCGGCAATCCGGTTGAGGCGCTGGCCTTTCTGGACAAGCTGGCCGCCGAAGAGAGCCTCCTCAAGTACATCCAACTGCTGTGGCCAGTGCTGGAGCCCGGCCGCCGTTTCATCCACGGGTGGGCGGTGGAGGCCATCTGCGAGCATCTGGAGTACGTCACCCAGGGGCACCTGCGCAAGCTGCTCATCAACGTGCCGCCTGGGTGCATGAAGTCCCTGACGACGAACGTGTTCTGGCCCACCTGGGAGTGGGGACCCAAGAACATGCCCCACCTGCGCTACATCAGCACCGCCTACAGCGAGAACCTCAGCATCCGCGACAACCGACGCAGCCGCCAGCTGATCCAGAGCGAGATCTATCAGCGCCACTGGTTGGAACGCTTCCGCCTCATGAGCGACCAGAATGCCAAGGTGCGATTCGACACCGACAGCATGGGCTTCCGCATTGCAACGTCGGTGGGTGGCGTGAGTACCGGCGAGCGCGGTGATCGCATCATCGTGGACGACCCGCACAACGTCAAGGACACCGAGTCCACTCCGATTCGCGAGGCCACGCTCCAGTGGTTCAGCGAAGTGTTGCCCACCCGTACCAACGATCCGGAGACGGCCGTATTCGTGGTCATCATGCAGCGCGTGCACGAGGGCGACGTCAGCGGCATGATCCTGAGTCAGGAGTTGGGCTACGAGCACCTGTGCCTGCCCATGGAATACGAGGCGAAGAACCGCTGCTTTACCAGCGTTCCGCGGCGCGATGGCACCCCAGCCGAGACCGTCACTCGCCTCAAGAAGGAAAGCGATCCCATCCCGGTGTGGCTCACACCCACCGAGTTGGAAGAAGAGGGCATCCTGCCCGAAGGCTACGTGCCTCACTGGCAGACGCTCTACCCCCAGGATCGCCGCACCGAGGAGGGCCAACTACTGTGGCCCGAACGCTTTAGCGAGCGCCACCTTGAGGAGGATCTCAAGCCCAGTTTGCGCGCCTGGGGCGGCACCTACGCCGAAGCCGGCCAGCTGCAGCAGCGTCCGGCGCCGCGTGGAGGTGGCATGTTCGAGCGGGACAAGGCCGTCCTTGTGGACGAGCTGCCGGCCGGTTCCACCCGCTGGGCTTGGGTGCGCGGCTACGACCTTGCCGGCACCAAGGATGGCCACGCCGCCTACACCGCCAGCGCCAAGCTGGCCCTACACGACGGACTGGTCTGGGTGGCCGACGTGCGCCGCGCCCGCCTTGGGCCCAAGGCCGTGGAGGATCTGGTCATCCGGACGGCCGCCTTGGATGGCGTCCACTGTGAGATCGACCTTCCCCAGGATCCCGGTCAGGCGGGCAAGTTCCAGAAGAGCTACCTTGTGGGCCTGTTGGTCGGCTTCAAAGCCTTCAGTTCGCCTGAATCGGGGAGCAAGGAGGATCGTGCTCGGCCCTTTGCTGCTCAGTGGGAAGCTGGTAACGTTCGTCTCGTGAGAGCGCCGTGGAATGACGCCTTCCTCAGCGAATTGGCGTTGTTTCCCAGCGGTCGGTTCAAGGATCAGGTGGACGCCATCAGCCGGGCCTTCATGCGCGCAGCCAGCCGACGGCGGCGACGAGTGTCAACGGGTGGCGTTCGCGTCGTTGGTTGAGTGAGAGGAGTCTGCGGCTGTGGCGAGCATCCCCTTCTTGGATCGATTTCTGCGTCCAGCCGGTGCCACCAACAACCCCCGCCCCACGCGCGAACTCGGCCTCATGGGAACCGCCATCTACGGCGGCTACATCGACGATCGCGAGCGCAACCCCGAGCTGCAGGCCTCGCAGCGATATACCACCTACAGCAACCTTCTGGCCAACACGAGCATCGTGGCCGCAAGCGTGCGCCACTTCCTCAATCTGGTGACGGCTGTCGACTGGCACGCCGAACCGCCCAAGGGCTACGAAGACAGTGCCGAAGCCAAGCAACTGGCCGACTTCGTCAACAATACCATGCACGACATGAAGACGCCCTTCTTCCGTGTCATTCGTCGTGGGGCCATGTTCCGCTACTGGGGCTTCAGCGTGCAGGAGTGGATCGCCAAGAAGCGCGAGCAGGACGGCCAGATCGGGTTCCTGGACATCAGTCCCCGTCCGCAGAACACCATCACGCGATGGGACGTCACCCCCGGCGGCGAAGTGCTTGGCATGGTGCAGGAGCCCGACTGGGCCATGCAGGAGATCTACCTGCCGCGCGGCAAGGTGCTCTACTTGGTAGACGACAGCCTCAACGACAGCCCGGAAGGCTTCGGGCTGTTCCGCCATTTGGCAGAGCCGGCCAGCCGTTTGGCCAACCTGCAGAAGCTGGAGATCTACGGCTACGAGATGGACCTCAAGGGTGTGCCGATTGGTCGCGCTCCCCTGATGGAACTGGAACGAGCCGTGGCAGATGGCGAGATCACGGCGGAGCTGGCTCAGAAGGAGCTCAACAGCCTCACCGACTTCATTCGCAACCACATCAAGTCGCCCAAGCTGGGGCTTGTGCTGGACAGCCAGACGTGGGAGTCTTCCGACGAGGCGGCCCGTCCCAGTGGCAGTCGGCAGTGGGACATCGAGACCCTCAAGAGCGAAAGTGCCGAAGGCGCGCAGGCCGTGGGCGTGGCCCTGGAGCGCATCCAGCGCGAGATGGCGCGCATCACCGGCACTGAGGGCCTTCTCATCGGTGGGGACGGCAAGGGCAGCATGGCCCTGAGCAAGGACAAGACCGGTCAGATGGCTCTTGCCACGGACAGCACCATCAAGGAGCTGCGCCATGTCATGGACAACGACTACATCGGAACGCTCTGGCTGCTGAACGGCTTCGATCCGGCTCTCAAGCCCCGCACCAAGACCGACACGCTGCGCCATCGCGACGTGCAGGAAGTGACCTCTGCCCTGCAGGATCTGGCTCTGGCGGGAGCCACCCTCAACCCGGATGATCCGGCCATCCAGCAGGTGCGCGACCTCCTGGGCTTGGATCGGGTTCCGCCCGACATCGTTGAGCGCACGCTGGACAGCCTTCTCAATCCCGTGGTGGAGGATCCCAACGCGCCGAATCCCAACGCGCCCTCCACCAATGGCGGAGGCAACTGAGATGGCGCTGGCGAATGCCCAGGACTTCACCAAGATGCTGACGGCTGGAGTGACCCAGTTGCGGGCCAACCCGTCCATCGGCGCGGCTGCCTTCTCCACCTACCTGACGGGCCTGGGATGGACGAACGAGGACTGGCTGGTGGAACAGGCACTCCTGGAGGCAGTGGAGTACGTGCCGGCCGGTTCCACGTTCGCGGTGCACCGAACCTTCTGCACCGGGCTCACGAATGAGCAGGCCCGAGCGGTGGGCAAGCTCTTGGTGAGCGAGTTCAAGGAGTCCACGATCGGGCAGATTGCCCAGCTGAAGGCCCAGCGCGACGCGATCACCACCCTGCGCAACGCGGTGCGCGACGTGCTCCAGAACATCCTGATTCCGTGGTATCAGAACCCGCCGCAGGGGACGGACCCGGAGATCGTGACAGCCGTCTTCGAGCGTGGAATGCAGCGCATCGCCGAGCGGGACGGTTACAACCTCTTGATTGACCAGTTGGACATCAAGATCGCAGCTCTGGGAGGTTGAGATGGCGATCACGTTTGTCCCCGGTTTCGTCAACAACTCGTCCAACCAGATCAGCACCGGAACGTCCATCACGAGCACGACCACGTCGCAGATCACCTGCGCCGCGGGCGCCTTCGTGACGAATGGCGGGGCTCCCGGCGACGCGGTGGTGATCACAGGCTCGGCCTCGAACAACGGCACCTATATCGTGCTGGCAGTGATCAGCAACACTGTTCTGGAGGTGTACCCCGCTCTGACGGCGGGCGGCGCTTCTGGCTCGGTCGCAATCTACCTGAATGCCCACACTTTGCGCATCTCCGGAGAGACGGCACCTACTTGCACCTCCATCGCTGCAGACGTGGCCTCTGGTCTGGATTCGCGCCTGTTCTCGCGCGCACTGACCAACTTTCAGGGGTCGCGCAACACGGGTGTCGGAACCCTGTTCGCGGTCTGGCAGTGCCTCGCCCGCTACATCGAGTTCACGCACACGAGTGGCAACACCACTACGTTCGCCATGGCGAACGAGTGCCTTGTCTACAACTACGCTCGCACGGCGGTGGCTGGAAGCGCTGGCATCGGAAACATCGGGGCGGGCCACATTCGCGTCAGGTCCGGTACGGCCGGCAACGTGAAGTTCCAACTTGGAGCGGTGACCGGAGACGTGCGCAGCACGAAGTACGGTTGTTGTCTGTGGGGCTACACCATCAACTGCTTCACCCCCAGCAGTCGAGGATACGCCGAGGTGTATGGCAGCGCCATCTTCGCCGGGGACCTCAACAGCATCAATTATTTCAGTGCGGAAGTTGGAGACGTAATCATCTCCAATTCCATGTTTGCCGGTGGTGTCGGAATCACGAACGGCGCGAGCAACGACTACACGCTTCGGAATGTGGTGCTGGGGAATGACGAAGTCGTTCCGATCGTGTTTGTCACCCCTCCGCCCGCCCCTACCATGGAGAACGTGGTCATCACGGATACGGGAGCGGCTGGAATTTTTCCGGTCTCTGCAGACGTTATTCTGGGGAGTCTCAAGTTCTCTGGCTCGGTGATCGTACCGCCCATCAATTCGGTCTCGTCCTCGGTCCAGATTGACGATCTGGAGGATGATGTCACGATGTCGAATCTCGTGGCTCCGGCTTCGGGTTCGACCTACGCCAAGCGGTACACATTCAATCCTACGATCGTGGAGCCCAGTCTCAATTCGCTTCCGGTCGCGGTCAGCGGGGCGACGGTGAGCATCTTCAAGCTGCCCGATGCCCAGTATGTTCGATTCAACACGACCACAACTGGCACCTATACGATCACGATCAATGGTGTGGCGATCAACTTCGCTGGCAATGTTGCCTCGGGAACCACCCGTACCAATGCAGTTACGGCGATCAACGCCGCGGCGGTTCCGGTGACGGCCTACCCGGCTAGCAATGGCAGTCAGATCACCGGCTCGTCCGTCATGGTCATCCATGCCGATGTGGCTGGAACGCCCTTCACGGTCGAGTTGACCTCGGCTCCGGGCGGAACCTGGGACCTCAATCCCGGAGTGGCCGGCAACGCGGCGGATGTCTCGCAGACGTACCAGCCGGGTGCCATCACGGGCTCTCCCTTCACCACGGACAGCAACGGCCAGATCGCCAGCGGCGCAGGCGTCAAGCTCCCTGTGGGCTTGTACATGGAAGCAACTGCTGCGACCGGCGGTCCTATCTCGATCAGCTATCGTGTGGTGATTGAAGCTCCAGGCTACGAGACGGCCGACTTCGTGATCAAGCCCACTGCCGCATTCCGTGGCAATTTCCCTCTCATTCCTGAGAAGATGGGGTCCCTGCGATGAGTCGCTATCAGGTTGGTGAAGCCTTCACGCTGGTCGGCTCGTTTGTCACTGGACGAACGGTCACGATCGCCCTCTACAACGCGCAGACGGGCAGCGCCATCTCGCTCTCGTCCAGCTCGTGCACGGAGATCGGTTCCACCGGCACCTACAGCTGGCCCTCGTCCAACCTGTCTTCCGCCATTTCCAGCTACACCGAAGTGATCTGGATCATGACGGACGGCACGTCGGGCGCCCAGGAGAAGGGCTTCCTGGCGGTGGGCGGCTACGTCGACTTTCTGGACGACTCGGTGGCGGACCTTGCTGCCGACGTGGCGACCGTGGACGGCAACGTGGATTCCATCCTGACCGATACGGACACGACCATTCCGGGACTGATTGCCGCCCTGAATGACCTCGATGCTACCGAGGTGCAGACGGCTGCCGCGGCGGCTCTCACGGCGTACGACCCGCCGACCAAGGCCGAAATGGATGCGGCCTTCGCCGACGTGCCGCGCCCCACCACTGGGCCTCTGATTCGCCAGATCGGAGAGAGCTACTCAATCGTGGGTCGCTTCCCGACGGGTGGCACGGTGACAATCGCGGTCTACAACGTGGTCACTGGATCCGCGGTCACGCTTTCCTCCAACTCCTGTACCGAGATCGGGTCCACGGGCCTCTACACGTTCCCCTCGTCCAACATCACGGGATTGGTCAACCAGCACGACGTGCTCGTCTGGCAGATGACCGACGGCACCACGACGGCGGCCGGAACGATCGAGGTTGACCCCTACATCCTCCAGGGCATCACGGGTCTGTCCACGGAGATCGCCAACTCCGAAGCAGCCATCATCGCCCAGTTCCAGATCGACCTCGGCAATCTGAACGACGTTTCCGCTGGTCAGGTCGCGGACGCGGTGTGGGACGAGGCGCTGTCCAGCCACCCCGTACCCGGCTCTGCTGGCGTCATCGTCTCTGGCATTCTGGAGGACACCGGCACCACGCTGCCCGCCCAGATCACGTCGGAGATCAACGACGTTCAGACGGACATCGGAAACCTGAACGACCTCGACGCGACCGAAGTGCAGACGGCCGCTGCTGCTGCCCTCACCGCCTATGATCCGCCCACGAAGGCGGAGCTGGACACGGCCCAGTCGGCGATCCAGTCCGACATCGCGGGGCTGAACGACCTGGACGCGACTGCAGTACAGGCAGCTGCCACTGCTGCCCTCACCGCGTACGATCCGCCCACCAAGGCCGAACTGGATGCCGCACAGGGGGTGATCACGACGGCCATTGCTGCCCTGAATGACCTGGATGCCACTGCTGTGGCTGCTGCGATCCTGGACGCTGCTCGCTCGTCTCACACGACGGCCGGAACCGTTGGCCACGCCTTCACGCTGCTGCTCAATCACCTTGCCAGTCGCGGAGCCATCGACGTATCGCAGAGCCCGTGGCAGGAAGTCCGCTACGTCTTTGATGAGCTCAGTGCGGGCGATACCTCGGTCTTCGAGCGGTTCGATCTCTACGACCAGAACGGTTCCGGTATCACCAATGCCAACAATCCGCTCGTGGACCCCACCAAGATCATCGCCGAACGGAGACGCGTCTGATGGTCATCGCCGGATTGGGTTTCTATCAGGTAGGAGCGGGTGGCTCGCCTACGTATACGATCATCTCGGGAGAGGCACTGGCTGCTACGCCTTCCGAGGACGCCGTATCTGCCACAGCGGCGGAAGATTCCGTCACTGCTACAGTTGTGGACGACACCGCCACGGTGACCATTCCCTAGGAGACCCGCATGGGCTGCTTGACCGATACCGATCTGTGCCGCTATCGCGGGACACCAACACGTTGGTCGTCACGCTGACGACGGACGGCTCCACTCCCATCGATATCAGTGGAACGTCGTTCCTCCTGACGGTGGATCCCAGTGCGGAGCCCGCAGATGATTCCGCCAATCTCTATCAGATCACGGGATCCATCATCAATGCTGCTGCAGGTACGGTGGGATTCACACCTTCTTCGTTGCAGTCCGCCGCAGCAGCGGGCGAGTACTACTACGACATTCAGTGGACCAACGGATCCACCATCCGCACCATCATGAAGGGCAAGTGGACCATCCGTCAGGACATCACCAAGTAAGGATCTACCATGGGCACCGTCAGCATCAGCGGCAAGACCTTCAACATCTACGGAGAGCATCTCTCCGACGACGCCGGTCCGCCCGCCGTGCCCTCTGCCAAGACCTACTTCTCGGCCTCGCTCAACGCCACTGCTTGGACGGGAGCTAGTCAGACCACGCAGGCTCAGGCTCTGGTAACTGCCACTCGCATCCTGGACAAGCAGTCGTGGGTGGGAAGCCCCACCGATCCCGCGACCCAGCCGTTGGCGTGGCCCCGTACCGGAGTGACCGATCGCAACGGACAGACTGTGGCCGACGACGAGGTTCCGCCTGCCATCTACTTGGCCACCTACGAGTTGGCCTTGGCCATTCTGCAGGATGCAGCCGTTCAGACGGCCAAGAACACCGGCAGCAGCGTCAAGCGCAACCGCAATCGCGAGAAGGTTGGTGAGCTGGAGGTGGAAACCGACGTGGAGTACTTCAGCGCCAACGTCAACGGCGGCACCACCCGCTTCCCGACTTCGGTACAGGAGTACATCAAGCAGTTCCTCGCTGGGCTTGCCGTCGGAGCTCTGGCCAGCGGAACCGACATCTGCAGCACGGAACTCTACAGCGAGTTCCGGCGCAACTTCCCCGGCGTGAACTGAGATGCCCACTGGGCTCGATCTGCCCAGGGAGGCCATTGCTGACGCCGCTCGGCTGAGCGCGTTGCTGGCCAACTCCACCGACGGCATCCGGATGGAGTTCCTGCGCCTCGTCGGAGGTGCCCGTGGGGTGCGCTCCCTGGAGCAGATCGCCGATCTCATTGCCACGGGTCGCACGCTGGAAGCCCTGGATGTGATGGATCAGGTGGGGCCGGGCCTCATCACGGCCATTGAATTGGCCTATCTCCGCGCCGGCCACAGCACCATGACCGTTCTGCAGACACATCCTGCGGCTCAGTTTCTCAACTTCAATCTTCTCAACAACGATAGCGTTCAGGCGATGCAGAGCACCCGCCTGAGACTCGTCTCCAATCTGACCACCGATCAGCGTCGCGCCACTCTGCTAGCCCTGCAGGATGGTCTGCGCGTTGGAGACAGCCCCATTGCTATTGCTCGTCGGGTTCTTAACAGTGTGGGACTCTCCGCTCGTCAGGTCCAGGCGGTCAATACGTATCGCCAGCAGTTGAGGACGCTCAACAGTCGTGCGCTTCTCTTTGCCACACGCGACAAGCGATTCGACGGCATGGTGCAGCGGGCCATCCGTACCGGAACGCCTCTCAGCGATGACCAGATTGAACGCATGGTGGCTCGCTATGAGGAGCGCGCCCTCGTGCAGCGAAGTCGCCGCATTGCAGAGACCGAAGCTCTGATGGCCGTCAACACGGCAGACGACCAGTTGTGGAATCAGGCAGTGGCGTTCGGTGGCCTGGATCCCAATGATATCGTGAGCACCTGGATCACCCGGCAGGACCTCAAGGTGCGCGACAGCCACGCGCCCATGCACGGCCAGACTCGCCCCTTTGGGGAGGCGTTCGTCAGCGCTCACGGTAATAGGCTCATGTATCCGGGCGACCCCTCGGCTCCCGCCGGCGAGGTGGTCAACTGCCGCTGCGTGCGCGCCCGGACCCTTGCGGGGCCTGCGGCCTAGCTGCCAGCTGCTTGCGCTTCTCCCCCTTCTGGGCCATGATGCCATCCATGAGCGAATTCTCGCGAATCTACACCTTTCTCCGGTGGATGCGCTGATGCCCATCAAGCGATGCACGAAGGACGGTCAGCCCGGCTACAAGTGGGGCGACAGCGGCACCTGCTACACCGGACCGGACGCCAAGCGGAAGGCTGGAGAGCAGGCCCAAGCGGCCTACGCATCGGGGTACGGCAAGTCCGAGTCGTTCCGGAGTGAGAACGACTTCGTCAAGATGGCCGACGAGCTGGGACTGGTTCTCGGCTGGTCGATCATCTGCACTCGTGACGGCGAACCCTACTTCGACACGCAGGGTCACCACATTCCGGAAGACGTGATGCTGTCCGCCGCTTCGGACTTCATGCTCAAGTCCCGCGTGGCTGGAGACAGTCACGAGACCGTCGATGGCGATGTGGTCTTCCTGTTTCCCATCACCTCGGAGATCAAGAAGGCTTTCAACCTTCAGGTGAACGAGACCGGCCTTCTCATCGGTGTCAAGCCCAGTGAGGAGGTCTACGCCAAGTTCAAGAGTGGCGAGTACACGGGCTTCAGCATCGGTGGCAAGTGCACCGACTGGGAGAACATCTGATGGCCAAGCACGGCAAGCTCAACGATGGTCGTCCCAAGATGCTGAAGTCGCTCTCCATCGGGGAGATCAGCTCCGTCACGGCTCCGGCGCAGGAAGGGGCCGATGCCCTGATCCTGAAGCGGCGATCCGAGGACGAGGAGCTCGAGAAGTCGAGCCTGTACGTTCTCACCTCTGCGGTCGAAGGTCATGCCCACGGCATCTGGCTCTACGACAACGGCGGCACCACTTCCGAGCAGGTGATGGAGGGTTCCGAAGAGGAACACAGCCACGCCTGGATGGTGAAGGATGGTCAGGTCGTCATTGGAGAGGCGGCCGGCCACACTCACACCGTCGACAGCGCCATGCTGATGACGGCTCTGCTTTCGATCAACAAGTCCAAGGCGTCGGATGGCGCACTGGCGTTCATCAACCTCATCAAGGAGGTCCCCACAGTGGCGGACAAGGATACGAACGACATCGAGAAGGCCCACGCGGCCAAGGTCGCGGAGCTCGAGACCAAGATCGAGCATCTTTCGAAGGTGGCTTCTCTCGACGACGCGGAGAAGGCCCATCTCGACACGCTGGACGAGGCCGGTCAGGTCACGTTCCTCGGCAAGTCGCGCGACGAGCGCAAGGCGGAGCTGGAGGCGGCCGAGGTCGCCAAGGCTGCCGGCAACGAGATCGTCTACACGGCGGTCGACGGCACGGTGTTCCGGAAGTCGGACGACGAGCGACTGGTCAAGATGGCCAAGGAGCTCGACGAGACGCGCAAGGCCAACATCGCGGCCAAGGCTGCGGCCGAGGCCGAGGAGTTCGCCAAGCAGGGCGAGACGCAGTTCGGCCACCTGCCGGGTGAGCGCACCGTCAAGGGTGCCATCGTCCGCGCGCTCAACAGCATCTCGGACGAGGCCGTTCGCAAGGCGGCGTTCGAGGCGGTCACGGCCGGCAACCTCGCGCTCAGCAAGGGCTTCCAGTCCATCGGTTCGGGGGCGGCGACCACGCCGACCAGCCTGACCGACAAGGATTCGGCGGCCGACCAGCTGGACAAGCTCGCCAAGACCCGCATGTCGGAGAAGGGCGAGGACTTCTACACGGCCTTCGAGCACGTCTCCAAGGCCAACCCGGAACTCGCCAAGAAGGCGGTTCAGGGTTAGCAGCCCCAAGACCAGCGGGGAGCGCTGGTAGGTCAACAACGAACCCTCTCGGAAGAGGAGATTTCTCATGGCTTTCTTCGAAAACGTTCAGTCGATCACCATGCCGATCGGTGGCGCCATCGAGGCGAACATCTTCGTCACGGTGAACGGCTCGGGTCAGGTCGTGGCGGCGGCCAACGGCGCGAACGCCATCGGCGTCACGCTGGAGGCGGTCACCGCGGGCCAGTACGACAGCGGCGCCGGCCAGACCACGGTCCCCGTGGCGGTCAACCAGGGTGCCAAGGTCAAGGTCAAGGCGCAGGCCTCGGTCGCGATCGCGGTCGGTGCCCTCGTCGCCTCGGACACGGCCGGCTACGCCATCACGGCGGCCACGGGTGACGCCATCCTGGGTGTCGCGCTCGAGGCGGCCGGCAACGATGCCGATCAGGAGATCATCACCGTCCTGCTGCATGCGGGTGCGGCCGTCGTCTAGTAGACGAGCGGAAACTTCAACCGCGGTCGAGCGGCTCTCGACTTGACATCTCAAAGGAGCATTGAAAATGCCCATCGTGTCCAACCCCACTGCCGGTGATGTCCATGTCAACCGGCCCCTGACGAACTTCGGGCAGAAGTATCTTCAGGACGCTTCTCGGTTCATTTCGCTCCGTGCGATGCCGAACCTTCCGGTCGGCATGCAGTCGGATCTCTACTGGATCTTCAATCGCGGCGACTTCAACCGCGACGAGGCCCAGGAGCGCGCCGACGGTACGGAGTCCGCGGGCGGCGGCTTCCAGGTCTCGACCTCGCCGTACTTCGCGCACGTCTACGCCTTCCACAAGGACGTGTCCGACCGGCAGCGGGCCAACCAGGATCCCGGCATCGATCTGGACAACAGCGCGGCGCAGTTCGTCGCCAACAAGCTGATGATCCGGCGCGAGCGCCTCTTCCAGCAGGCTTTCTTCAACACGGGCATCTGGGCCAACGACGTCAACGTCGACTGGACCACGACCGGCTCGCCGATCGCGAACGTCCGCACGGGCGCTCGGACCATCCAGCTGGCGACGGGCTTCCGTCCCAACAAGATGATCATCGGTCGTCAGGCGTGGGACACCCTGATGGAGAACGACGAGATGCTGTCGCGCATCAACGGCGGTGCGACCACGTCGCAGCCGGCGCAGGTGCAGATGGCTCTGGTCGCTCAGCTGTTCGAGCTGGATCAGGTGTTCGTGATGGACGCCATCTACAACACGGCGCAGGAGGGTGCCACGGAGTCGAACGCCTTCATCGGTGGCGACAACGCGCTCCTCTACTACGCCCCCAACACGCTGAACCTGCAGGAGCCCACGGCGGGCGCGCAGTTCAGCTGGACGGGCTACACGGGTGCGACGCCCAGCGGCTTCCGCGTCAAGCGGATGCGGGCGGAGCTCCTCAACTCGGACCGTATCGAAGGTGAGATGGCCTTCGATTACAAGGTCATCGCGCCCGAGCTCGGGTACATGATGACCACGCCGAGCGCGGCCTAGTAACTGATCTCCAGGGGGCAGGGTGCCCCTGCCCCCTGGAGTCGGTTCAACCCACCATCTAGCGGAGTCAACGTCCATGGCCACCACCCGCGACGAGATGCGAGCCCGAGTGCGGCGCGTAATGTTCCGTCCCCGCGTTCAGGAGTCCTACGTCGTCGTGCGGCCCCTCCGCCTCACGAGCACGATCGTGCTTCAGCCGGGAACCGAGATTCGCACCAGCGAGGTTCGCCGCCATCAGCTGAAGCGGTGGTACGAGCGCCGCCACATCGGCGCCAAGGGCGATCCCTGGGTGGACGTGATGCTGGATCTGTGGGAGGCCAAGGGTGGCATCGTGGTGGTGCCTGACGAGGCTCCTATGGCTCCTGCCGCGGAGATCCAGACCGTAGTGGAGACGGTCGTGCCCCAGGTGGTGGCCGACGAGGTTCCTCAGGTGGAGTCCACGCCCGAGGATGGCGACGAGGACTAGCCCGTGTCGGCGCCGTTCGACTACAGCGGTCTCCTTGCGACGGCCGACCGCCTGATTGAACGGTTCGGACGAACGGTCACACTGCGGCGGAAGTCGGAATCGCCTGCCACAGCATCAAAGCCCTGGGGACCGGCAAGCAGCGTCGCCTCCGACATCCAGGCGATCGAAACGACTGCGGTGTTCCTGGGTCCTCAGTTCGAAAGTTTCGACTCCGTAACTGCCGGCATCGGCCTCGGCGTGACAAACGTAGAGGAGAAGACCGGGAGAGTTCTGGTGAAGGCTCTGGCTGCGACACTGCCGGAGGAACTTCAGATCGGGTGGCAGATTGATGACGGAACGCGGGTATTCGAGATCATCTCCTCGCGTCCCATCAAGCCCGGCGGAACTCTGATGTATCACGATGTGAGGGTCAAGTTGTGAGCGACGTCACTCCGCTTGCCTTCCAGGACAGTCTACTGGGTGCCTTCAAGACCTACTTCGAGGCGCTCTATCCCACGATCCCCATCTCCTACCCCAACAAGCACTTCGACACAGCCGACGCCGGTGACGACGATGATGCCACATGGGTTCGCATCTACATCCTGGGATCCAACGATGCCGGTGTCATTCGCTACAGCAATAGCGTGGCTCGGAACCATTTTCAGCGAAATGGCTTCGTCACCGTGGAGATCTACACCCGGCAGGGGGGTTCGCTGGCCCGGCCGTATGCCGTTGCGAATGATATCCTGAGATTCTTTGAAAATCCGGGAGTGCCCAACGCCCTTTTCAGCAACCTCTCAGCTCCTCAGGAAACTGGTCCTGACGGCAGCTGGTTTCAGCTTACAGTCCGCGCGGATTGGCTATATTTCACCGACCGATCCGCCTAGGAGGCAATCATGCCCGTTCAGTCTCGTCCGACCGATGTCTTCACCCGCGACAACCTTCTCCTCGGCTTCTCGATCGTGGAGTTCGAGCCGGCCCTCACCGGCGGCGGATACGGCGCAGCGGTGCCTCTTGGCATTCTGAGCAGCCAGACGCTGCAGAAGACCGTCGAGACGCTCCAGCTTCCCCGCGGCGACGCCGGTCTGATCACCATCGATCGGGAGCTCGTCAGTCGGCTGGAAGTCAACATGCAGCTCCAGACGTTCAACTTCCGGAGCGACATCTTCCAGTACATCATGGCGGCCAACGCGCTCACGTCCATCAGCGCCAACGCGGCCCAGGCCGTCACCAACGACCCGTTCCAGATTCCCACGCTGGATCCCGAGCGCACCTTCGTCAACCTGAGCTTCGGCGACATCGACGAGACCAGCTTCGGCGGCAGTTCGGTCACGTGCGCACCGATCGCCGACGAGGCCGTCGGTACGGGCGACGGCACGCTGGGTGACGCCAGCGGCGACTACTCGCTGGACTTCAAGGTCAACGCGGTGGGTGACGTCACGTCCATCACGGTCGGTGGCGTGGCCTACACGCCGGTCGCGGTGAGTGCGGCGGCCAGCGGCAACGAGGTCGAGGTGACGGTGGGCACCGGGGCCACCTCAGGCGATCTGCAGTTCTTCGTCGGAGGCGTGGCGGCCAACGTCACGGGCGCCATCGTGGCCGACTACACCCCCAGCTTCACGTTCGCCAACCTGACCGACTACGTGGTCGACCCGCTCCTGGGTCGCATCCGCATGCTCAACGTGGACGGCGCGACCGACAAGGTCAAGTCGGGCCAGAACATGCTGGCCGACTACACCTACGATCGCAAGGCCAGCGTCAGTCTGCAGCCCTTCACCAAGAACCAGTTCGATGGTCGCGCCACCATCCGGCATCTTCCGGACGTCGGCGTGAACTTCATCTGGACCATCCCGTCGGCGACCATCCGCATCACGGACGACGATCTCACGTTCGGTGCGGAGGACTTCGCAACTGCTACGCTGCAGCTGAACATCAACGATGCCGGTGGTTCCAATCGCTTCGGAACGCTGCTGATCTCGAGCGAGACGGAGTCCGCCGCATAAGGGTGAACATCAGCCGCCCCCTGTCGCGTATGGTCCTTCTCAGTCACGCAGAAGGGTACCCGAGCGGGGCGGCTTCACCCGGTCCAGAATGGAGAATCTTTGGACAAGCTGAATGGCACGGTGGCCCATCCCGGCTTCACGAAGGTGAAGCTCAGGGGCGGCGAATACGAAGGCAAGGTCCGGCCCTGGACCATGGCACAGCGGGCGGAGATCAAGCCCGCCCTGGGTGCCATCCTGGAGCGCGTGGAATCCATGCGCAACGGCAGGGAGGTGGACGTCAGTCTGCCCACGCTGTTCCTCAAAGCCGAAAACGAGATCGCGGAGCTCTGCCGCATCAGTGTGGAACTTCCTGTTGGAGTTTCCTGGGACGATCTGTTCTGGGAGGATCTGGCCAACATCGCGCAGGCGGTGTGGGAGACCAACATCGTCACCGGCAATGGAGGCGGTCTGGCGGGAAAACTGCTGGGGCTGCTGTCCCCGTTCCTGGGTCAGCCGCGGGGCGCCGCTCCGCTGGAAGAGCTCACCCCCAGCGAGAACGCAGCCCTCAACTCTCCCCTTCCGATGCAGCCGACGCCGAGGCCGCAGGGCTAGCCTTCCTCAGCCGCCGCTGGGGGACCAATCCCAATGTTCTGCGCCACACCCTCACGGACGCGCAGTTCTTGGCCTACCTGGAGATCGAGCGTCGCTCCCAGGGCTATGAGATCGTCGCCGCGGCCGAAGGCGTGCGCTGCGCCATTCTGGACGCCTTCACTGGGCCCAAGGGGAAGGCTCTCAAGATGCTGGCCGACCACTTGATGAGCGGTGGCAAGAGCGACGGAGCGACGGCCAATGACAGCACTGAGATGAATCGCCTGCGTGAACGTCTCAAGTCAATGGGTGTCAATGTGAAGGAGAAGAAGTGATTTCACGAAGACTGCAGTTCGAAGACGGAATGGAGATCGACATCTGCGCTGCGGACTTCGACAGCAATCCCCTCTTCCGTGCATCATCCATTGCACACATCCGACCCTATGCCTTCGCGGCCCAGGTGGGGAGGCTCTCCGAGGAGAGGAGCCTCCAACTTCTCGCAAAAAGCTACGCCGAAGGGGTGATTGTCGGAAGTCCCTCGCCCGGTTTCACGGATTTTACGATTCCGCAATGGGAACAGTGGCTCCTGGGGAATCCGGAGAAGTTTGCTACGATTCGCGCAATCGCAGAAGTGAAGAGAAACTTCGACCCCAACGCGGAGACCCCACCCAATGCCCAGTCAGCGTCTGGGCCGACGGCTGGATCAGGTAGCTGATCGGCTTCTGCGAGCTACCACGCAGATCGTCGTGTCGGTCGCCACAGAAGTCGGTGCACGTCTTGTGCCGGCTACGCCGGTCGATACGGGTCTGGCTCGTGGCAACTGGCGCCCCGGTCTCAACGTGCCGCCCTCGGCCGCAGTCACCATCACGGATCCCACGGGCGCAGCCACCATCGCTCGCATCACGGCAGTTGCCAAGCTCTATCGTCCCGGCAATACGTTCTTCCTCCAGAACAACCTCGACTATATCGAGGACCTCAACCGGGGCAAGTCGCGACAGGCGGCGGCTGGCTTCATTGCGGAAGCTGTTCGTGCTGGCGTCAAGGCTGGCATCGCTCGCTTCCGTGGGGGCCTGAAGCTCTAGATGGCTACCGAAGTCGTCACCATTGTCATCCAGGATCGTGGCGCTCGGGCTACCAGCTCTCGCATTCGCGAAGTCGGTCTTGCCAGTCGCACGGCGGCGGCCAGTATCGGATTGCTTGTCAGTGCGCTGGCTGCGGTCGGTGGCGCTACTGTCATTCGCCAGATTGTCGAAACCTCGGACGAGATGCTGCGGCTGGACAATCGTATCCGCAGCGTCACCGACACCACTGAACAGTTCGTCGCCGTGCAGAAGGAGCTGCGCAACGTCGCTCGTGAGACGCGCTCTCCCCTCGAAGACACGGCCAAGTTGTTCCAGCGGTTCAGCGTGGCGGGTCGAGATTTCGGCAACACTTTCCGCGACACCACTGATCTCGTTGCTGGTCTCAATGCGGCCGTCCTGATCACTGGCCCCAACATCGCTGAGTCGAGGGCCGCGCTTCTCCAGCTGGGTCAGGGTCTTGCGTCGGGACGTGTGCAGGGCGACGAGCTCCGCAGCGTGTTGGAGAACATGCCGGCGTTGGCCCAGCGTCTGTCCGATGAGCTTGGCATCAGCGTCGGTGAGCTGCGCACTCTCTCGGCCGAGGGCCGCATCAGCGCTCGTGAGGTCTTCCCCGCCCTCCAGCGGGCCGTGGCTGGTTTCCGTTCGGAGTTGGCAAGTGGCAATTTCGAGTTCCCGCTTGCCACGGTGCTCACACTGGCCGCCAACGCGGCCAAGGAAGCCATTGCCGACATCAGTCGCGTTATCCGCGAATTCGGACTGTTCAAGGTCAACGTCGACGGTCTGACCGACGCTATTCGCAACGGGTTGGTGACTGCTACGGCTTTCTTGATCAGCCAGTTTGCCAACCTTCTGGATGTCGGAGCTGCGGTCGGAGATCTTCTCAATACAGTCGGTCTTAGATTCGTCCGGCTGGGAGAAGTGATTGATCTTATCGGGGCTTCTATTAATCTTGCCTTCAAGAACATCACGCTTCTGGTCCGCGGGTTCGATGCGGTGGGTAATGCGGTCATCCAGAAGTTCGCTCGCCTTGGGCGGGCCATCGGCCTCGTTAGTGATGAAACGGTACAGAGACAGAACGAGAAGCTGACCGAGTCTATTGGAAATCTGAACGAAGCATTTGGAGAGACCGTCGACGCTGGTAAGCAGGCATTTGGTGCTCTCCAGAACGTTTTCGATTCTGCGGGCAACTCCGGAGTCAATACTTCCGGAATCCAGGCCATCGCTGATCGTGCACGAGAGCTGGCGACCCAGGTGCAGGGGATCACGTTCTCCAACGAGGGCGGTGGTACGGCGCTGGATCAGACCAAGGCCATTCCTCCCACGTTCTTCAAGTCGCTCTTCAAGAATGTCAGTGGGGATCTCCAGTCTGCCATTAGTCAGGGGTTCGCTGCCTCCATCACCGAGGGTGCCAACTTCTTCGACGCTGTCGCCACTGGGCTGGAACAGGCCAGCCAGAAGGCCCTACAGAAGAGCTTCGATTCTCTGCTTCAGGAGCTCTTCGACGATCTGAATGCCGTGTTCAAGAAGGTGGCAGATACGCTGGACCAGACCTTTGGTGGAGCCTTCCAGGCCCTCGGCCCAGCGTTGGGCGCTGCCCTTAGCGGGGCGCTGCAGTTCGTCGCCCTCCAGGCTCTGAGCGCCCTGTTTGGAGGAGGCGGCAACCGCAGCACGACCAGCACTGGCAACGTGGAAAGTGCCGTCACCAGCGTGGAGAAGGTTCGCGGTATTGTGGCCGGTCCTCAGGAGATTGCTATCGCCAACGTGGGTCGGAACATTGCTGAGGCTGTGACGCCTCTCTTGGAAGAGGCGCGCACCCAGACCGGCATCCAGCGTGCTATTCTTGATGCCCTGCGAGCTGGTAGTGCAGCTGTCGGCGGCGATACAGGAGACACTGCGGCGTTGGCTTTCGGCAGCGCCCCACTGGCCACTGCATAGGAGAAACCCAATGTTCAAATTCCTCGTCGAGCTGCGTCGCATGGTCCACGAGCTGCAGCAGATCAACCAGAATCTCGTCGCTCTGAACGACCAGATCCATCGGACGCGAATGGATATCGAGAAGGCCAAGGCGCCACAGGCCATGTCTATCGAAGATGCCATGTCGCAAGCCATGTCCGCCCTGCGGAAGACCAATCCCGTCTTCGAGATGGCCTTCCGCGCCATGGAACAGAAGTCGCTGGAAAGCGCAACACAGGGGAAGATCAATGTCGCTGCGAATGACTGAGATTCGCGATCTGCGAGACTTCACGCAGGGCTTTGCCAATGAGGTCATCGCTCGCGATGCACCGGCCGGCTTCGACAATGTCGGCACGGGCTTCGATCTCGGCACAGGCGATGGTACCATTAGCGGAAGTGGTCATTTCTACTCGGTCTATGATCACATCCGTGACCGAGTCTATACTCACTGTCGTCTGATCAAGGAAGATACGCTCGGCAACGTGGCTCTACGCATCAATGCCCATTGTCGAGATGCTCTGTGCCGCAACGAGTCCACAGGCTGGTATCGCGATATGATTGCCGTATACCGCGGCACGATCGATCGCATGACCGTCGGGTGCCCCAATCTGGCCAGCGGCACTCAGAAGATCTACAGCTATAGCTCCGTTCTGAACCACTTCGAGCTCAATCCCCTCACCGGACTCGTCACCTCCAGCAACATCTTCCCCAACATCGCCAACGAGTGGATCACTGGGCCCATCGCCACTGGGAACGCCGGATACTGGGAATCCGCCAAGGGCTCCAACCCCACCCAGCAGCCCTACATGCCGATCATCTTCGACGGCATCACGGACACCATCGGCTGGGAGCCGCTAACGGCAGGTTCTACCACCCAGGGGATCCTTCGCGGCGGAACGTCGCATGCCAAGGGTCTGGCACTGCTCAGCGTCACTGCCATGAACGTGGCTGGAGGCGTCGATCTCGGCCGACGTTGGTGCTGGATCGATCTCAACAGCGGAGAAGCCGTCGGCGTCCTGGGCCTCCCCACGCTCTCCAACTCGGCCAGTACCAACCAGTTCGCAGAGCCGACCATCGACGGAGAGACGTTCAATTGGACCCATGTGCAGTTCGTCCCTGATTCGGACAGTCTCTACGCTCGTCCCAAGGGGGAGCTCCACATCATGACTGCCCACAACCAGGGAATTAACAAGACGGGACAGACCATCACACTTCCCAACGGCAGCACTTTCGTCAGTGATTCTCGAAGATTCTACATTTCTGTTCACGACTTCAACCCGTTCAACCTCCAGACTGGGACCGTTCGCGTTCACAACCGCCGCATCTT